ATGGAACTTCGCGGCAAGAAGATCACCGTCCACGACATGACCCTGCGGGACGGCATGCACCCCAAGCGCCACCTGATGACGCTCGAGCAGATGAAATCGATCGCCACCGGGCTCGATGCGGCGGGCGTACCGCTGATCGAGGTCACCCACGGCGACGGCCTCGGTGGCAGCTCGGTCAATTACGGCTTCCCGGCGCACAGCGACGAGGAATACCTCGGCACCGTGATCCCGCTGATGAAGCAGGCCAAGGTCTCGGCGCTGCTGCTGCCGGGCATCGGCACCGTCGATCACCTCAAGATGGCGCACGAGCTCGGCGTGTCCACCATCCGCGTCGCCACCCACTGCACCGAGGCCGACGTCTCCGAGCAGCACATCGGCATGGCGCGCAAGCTGGGCATGGACACCGTCGGCTTCCTGATGATGGCGCACATGAACAGCCCCGAAGGCCTGGTCACGCAGGCCAGGCTGATGGAGAGCTACGGCGCCAACTGCATCTACGTCACCGACTCGGCCGGCCACCTGCTGCCCGACACCGTCAAGGCGCGCCTGGCGGCGGTGCGCCAGGCGCTGAAGCCGGACACCGAACTCGGCTTCCACGGCCACCACAACCTGGCCATGGGCATCGCCAACTCGATTGCGGCGGTCGCCGCCGGCGCCAGCCGCATCGACGGGTCGGTGGCCGGGCTCGGCGCCGGTGCCGGCAACGCGCCGCTGGAAGTGTTCGCGGCGGTGTGCGAGCGCATGGGCATCGAGACGGGCGTCGATCTGTTCAAGCTGATGGACGTGGCCGAAGACCTCGTCGTGCCGATGATGGACCACGTCGTCCGCGTCGATCGGGATTCGCTGACCCTCGGCTTTGCCGGCGTCTATTCCACCTTCCTGCTCCACGCCAAGCGGGCCGCCCAGCGGTTCGGCGTGCCGGCGCGGGACATCCTGGTGGAACTGGGCCGCAAGAAGATGATCGCCGGCCAGGAAGACATGATCACCGACACCGCCATGACCATGGCCAAGGCGCGTGGCTTGCTGCAGGACGTGGCGGCCTGAGCGGCCGGCGGAAGGAGCGGAAAACATGACTGAAGCCAGGGAGCTGGCGGTCGTCGTCGGCGCGACGGGCGCTTTCGGGCAGGCCATCGTGGATCGGCTGGCCGCTGCCGGGCTGGGCGGCTGGTGCGGCTGGCCTGTCAGCGGCACCTGCGGGACGTGGCTGGCGGTGCTGGCCGGGGCTTGCGGTGGGATGTGGCCGCTGGTTTGCATGCCGTTGAGTTCGTTCGTTCCTACCTGCGTTTGGCAGGTGGGGAGCATGAGGGTAAGCCGTTTGAGCCGTCACCCTGGCAGGTCTTCATCACTGTCAGCCTGTTCGGGTGGAAAGGACCGGACGGATACAGGAGATTCAGGACGGCATACGTCGAGATAGCCAAGGGCAACGGCAAATCACCACTCGCCGCAGCAATCGGGCTGTACATGCTCGTCGCAGACGGAGAGCCGAGAGCCGAAGTGTATGCCGCGGCGACCAAGAAAGACCAAGCCATGATCCTGTTCAGGGATGCGGTGGCGATGGTCGATCAGTCTCCGGACATCTCCAGGCGACTCACCCGGTCGGGAGCCAAGGGGCGAGAGTGGAACCTCGCCCACCATGCCAGTGGCAGCTTCTTTCGGGCCATATCGAGTGACGACGGCCAGTCCGGCCCGCGCGTCCATTGTGGCCTGATCGACGAGATCCACGAGCACAAGACGCCGCTCGTCGTCGATATGATGCGTGCCGGGACGAAGGGGCGTACTCAGGCGCTGATCTTCGAGATCACCAATTCGGGAGTCGATCGCGACGGGGTGTGCTGGCGGCATCACGAGTACAGCGAAAAGGTGCTCACCGGCGCCGTGCAAAACGACTCCTGGTTCGCGTTCGTGGCCGGGTTGGACCCGTGCTCGCAGCACGCCGGGGAGGGCAAGATTCAGCCGGTCGAGGGGTGTCACCGTTGCGACGACTGGCGGGATGAAGGTACGTGGATCAAGGCGAATCCTAACCTCGGAATATCCGTTACAGCCAAGTACCTGCGAGAGCAGGTTGAGGAGGCTCGCGGGATGCCCGGCAAGGAGGGGGTCGTCAAGCGGCTGAATTTTTGCTTATGGGCAGAGGGAGAGCGATCCTGGTTGCCGCCCGCATTGTGGGATCGTGGCTCCGGCCGCATCCCCGATAGTCAGCTGGCCGGGCGAGTATGCTACGGCGGGCTGGACGTGGCGTCGAAGAGCGACGTCATGGCGTGGGCGCTGGTATTTCCCGACTTCCCCGGCCGCGGGCAATACGCGGTTCGCTGCCGGTTCTGGCTGCCGCGGGAAGCGGCAGCGTACCATGAGCGGGAGAACGGCATCCCGTACAGTGTGTGGGAGCGGGAAGGGTGGGTCACGCTCATTGACGGCGGAGCCAACGACCTGGACGTCGTCGAGGCAGCCATTCGGGATGACGCGAATAGCTACCTGCTGCAAGAGTCAGCTTTCGATCCGTGGAACGCGGCGCAGATATCCACCCACTTGCAGCAGTACGGGATTCGGGTGGTCTCGTTCGGCCAGAATATCCGCAACTTCAATGAGCCGACCAAGGAGTTTGAGTCTCTGCTGAAGCAGGGCAAACTCAAACACGGAAGTAATCCTGTACTCGACTGGATGGCGAGCAATGTTGCGGTGTATACTGACCTGTCAGGCAACGTCCGACCGGTCAAGCCGGAACATACGCGAGCCAAGAAGGTTGACGGAATCATCGCGGTTGTGATGGCGCTAGCGCGGGCGATGCTTGCAGGACCAACGTCCAGCGGGGGGGTTGACTTCTGGTGATCGACACCGTCCTGAGCTGGTTCGGGCTGGCCCGGCGCAGGTCGCTAGCGCCGGTCAAGTATACCGGCAAGCTCTCCGAGGTGGAAGGTGGTCCGTGGGTTCGCGTCGGCGGCGTCGACGCTGAATCCGCTCTCACCCTGTCCGCTGTGTTCGCCGCGGTGTCGCTCGTCTCCCGAGTCGTCGCTTCCCTGCCGCTGCACGTTTACCGGACCGAGGGCCGGCTCAAGGAACACGCCATCAGTCATGCGGCCTATCGACTGCTGCGGACGGCGCCAAACCCGGAGATGACCAGCGCCGCCTTCCGCCGGGCGATGGAATGGCAGCGCATCCTTTACGGAGTGGGATACGCTCAGATTCAGTGGGCCGCGAACTATCGGCCCCTGGCGCTGTGGCCGCTCGAAAAGAACCGGGTCCGTCCGGAACGGAGCGAGTCGGGAGAACTCGGCTACCGGGTGGACGGCCGGGAGTGGGTGCCGGCGTGTGACATGCTCGTTGTGCCTCACGTCACCGCGAACGGCATCGTCGGCAAGGGGTTCATCGACTACGCAGGTGAGTCGCTGGGGATCTCCCTGTCTGCCCAACAGTGCGCGGGCAACCTGTTCGACCAAGGCGCCAAACCCGGCGGCATCCTCAAGCATCCTGGCACCCCTCCGCTGGACGCCAGGGAGGAATTCAAGCGCGAGTGGCAGAAGCGGCACGGTGGGGCGGGCAACGCGGGCCGGACGGCGGTGTTGTGGGGCGGCTGGGAGTACACCGGGGAGGACGGCAGCTTTGCCCCGGAGGAAGCGCAGCTGTTGGAGTCTCGCCGGTTTTCGACCGAGGAAGTGAGCCGGTGGACCGGCATCCCGCCGCACCTGCTCTACGATTTGAGCCGTGCGACGTTTTCCAACATCGAGCAGCAGAACCTCGACTTCCTCGTCTACTCGTTGGGTCCGGCGTTGGTGGATTACGAGCAGGAGATTGACCGCAAGCTGCTCGATCCGCCAGGGATCTACAGCAAGCATGCCGTCTCCGGCTTGCTGCGGGGCGACAGTGCCGCTCGCGGTGCGTTCTACTCCCAGATGTTCAACCTGGGTGTAATGTCGATCAACGAGATCCGCGAACTGGAAGACTGGAACCCGATCGAGGGTGGCGACACGCACTTCGTCCCCGTCAATCTGGCTCCATTGGTCCCGCCGGTGCCAGCCGTGTCTGTCCCCACCACCGTTGTTCAGCCGTCGACAGGCGAACCATCGACACAACCGGCGCCGTCTCTGCCAGCGCCTGAAGCTCCCGCAGTCCCGGCAACCCGGACGGCAGACCCGGCGGCGATGCGGGCGCTGGCGGTCGCGACCCTCGATCGGCTCGGCCGGATCGAGGCCAAGGCGGTCCGTGGGTTCGCTCGCAAGCCGGGAGCGTTCCTGACGGCGGTCGATCAGTTCTACGAGTCCCACCGATCGCGGCTGGCTGAGGCGATCGTCCCTGTCCTGGCGGCGGTCGGGGCCGACCAGTCGCGGGCGGTGGCAATCGCGAGCGAGTGGGTCGAGCGGTCGCGGGCGGACCTGCTGGCGGCTGCCGAAGTGCCGGCGGTGAAACTGGCCGAATCGGTCGAGTCGGCCGTCACCGGCTGGGCCGTGCGGGCGGGGGAGACGGCGGCACGAATGGGGGGCGAGCAATGAAACGGGTAATGCCAGCGATGCCGGCGAAGCTGCGGGCGGGCCTGCCGGCGGCGGCGCGAGTGGCGGGCGTCGATCGGGACCGCGGGGTGATCCGCGGGTATGTGGCGGCCCAACTGGGCGCGTTCAAGAGCGACGGCCGCGGCGAGTTCGATCAGCGGTCGCTAGAGGAGATTGTCAAGCTCTGGCCGAAGGCCGGGCTAAAGGTGCGGTTTGCGCACCCCAACGAATCAAGCGATGGGCTGGGGAAGTATCTGGGCCGGGCGAAAGACCCGTACTTGGGGACGGCCACGGTCGACCGGGACGGGGTGCCGACGCAGATCCCCGCCGTCCGTGCGGACCTGCACCTGGACCCGACCTCGCGGAAGACGCCGTCCGGTGATCTGGGCGGGTATGTGCTCGACCTGGCCGCGAGCGATCCGGGGGCCATCTCGTCGTCGTTGGTGCTGACGCGGGACGAGGAGTTCCGCGTCAATCCAGACGGTACGCCGCAGCTGTCTCCGGCCGGCGATCCCCTCCCGCCCTTGTGGCGTCCCAAGCGGCTGTATGCCAGTGACATCGTCGAGGAAGGGGATGCAGTCGACGGGCTGCTAGAGCCGACCAACAGGCGATACGCGCGGGATTACCTGTCCCGCGGTGAGGCGATTCTGAATGACTTGTTTGCCGGGCAACCGGCCGCGGTGGTCCGGGCGCGTTGCCTGGCGTACCTTGGCCGCTATCTGTCCAGGCGTTTCGGGGGCAAGGCCATGAGCAATTGGGAATGCCTGGGTGCAAACTTGGGCGGGGTGCTGGATTCGTGCATCAACTCCGCGGTGACGGATGAACGGCCGCGCGAAGTGATCCTCGCCGAGATGGCACAGGCCAGCGGCATGGAGGTGTCGGCCGTCGTCGGCATCATCAACGGCGACGATGCCGGGGTGACGATGCCGGTCCTCCAGTCGTTTGCCACGGTCCTCGGGTGCCCGATGGCCGAGATGGTGGCCGCTGCTGAGGCGGACGGGATCGTGCTGACGGACGGCGCCGCGCCGGCGCCGCCGGCCGAAGGAGATAGCTCCGCGCCGCCGCCGGCAGACCCGGCCACCATGTCGACGAAGATTCTGCGTCGCAAGCTGGAACAGCAGGCGGCGAGGCTGAAGTAGCGGTTGACGCGGGGCCAACCCGCGGCCATAATGAGTCTGTGTAGGGCATTATTGCGGACGCCGTTGCGATCCTCAGTCATGCCGGAAGCGGGAACATCCGCTGCCGGGGACGGGTCGCAACGGCGTCTGCTTTTTCCCCCGGCGGCTCTTCGGGGGAAGCCATGTCGAAAGAGCTATACAACTCCTACTTTTCAGCGGTGAATCAGGCCCGGTCGATCCTCGACCGCGCGGACTGGGAGAAGCGTCCGCTCAGCGCGGACGAAACCTCGCAGTACGATCGCATCGACGCGGAGATTGACCGGCTTGGCGCCGAGATGGACCGCGCCGCCAAGCGGACGGCGCCGCCCCCGGCGGCTCGCCCGGTGCTGGGCACGGACCGCCACGGCAACCCGCAGGTGGTCAAATTCCCTGGTGTCCGGCTGGGCCACAGCGTCGGCCGGGAAGAGCGATCGCTCACGATCAAGCCTGGCACGCCGGAAGCTCTGCGGGCGCAGGACAAGTACCGGCAATCCTTCCTGGGCTACTTGCAGTCCGGCCGGCAGCAGCTGGGGCTGCAAGTGTCGAAGGATCCCAAGGGAGGCTACCTGGCTCCGGTCGAGTTCGTCAATCAGCTCATCACCTTCCTCGACAACAACGTGGTGATGCGGCAGCTGGCCACGGTCCTCCCGCCGCTGTCGTCGGCGGTGTCGCTGGGCGTGCCGACCTGGGAGGCCGATCCGGCAGACGCGGAGTGGACGGCCGAAGTGCCGGCGTCGGACATCAACGAGGACAACACCGCGGAGCTGGGGCGTCGCGACTTCCGGCCCCACCTGATGACGCGGCTGGTCAAGATCTCGCAGAAGCTGTTGCGGGTCGGCATCATCGACCCGGAACAGTTGCTGACGCAGCGGCTGGGATACAAGTTTGCCGTTACCGAGGAGCAGGCTTACTTGACCGGCGACGGCGAGCAGAAGCCGCTCGGCGTGTTCGTGGCCAGCACTGACGGTATCCCGACGACGCGGGATACGACCTGCGCCAGCGCCACGGCGTTCACCGGCGATGAGTTGATCGACTGCCTCTACTCGCTCAAGGAAGGCTACCAGCGCAACGCTACCTGGCTTGTCTCCCGCGAGTTCGTCAAGCGCTGCCGCAAGCTGAAGGATTCGCAGAATCAGTACCTCTGGCAACCGGGGCTTGCCGCGGGCTTGCCGGGCACGATCCTCGATCGTCCCTATGTGGTGAGCGAATACGTCCCGTCGACCTACACGACGGGCAAGTACGTTGCCATCGTGGGCGACTTCAAGACCGGCTACTGGATCGCAGACGCCTACGACATGGAGGTTCAGCGCCTCGACCAGTTGTTCGCGCTGCGGAATCAGGTCGGCGTGCTGGCTCGCAAGGAGACGGACGGCGCCCCGGTGCTGGGCGAGGCGTTCGCGCGGCTCAAGCTCGGTTAATCCCTTCGCAGCCCGGCTGGCGTTGTGCTGGCCGGGTTGCAGCTTTGCATTCAACCCAGACTTCGGGGATCTCTCACATGGCGATGGCAGACCTTCACAACAATGTCAAATGCACTACGGCGTTCGCGCCGAAGGCCGCGGTGACCGACAACACGGCGCAGGTGTCGAATATCGTCGACACGGCCGGGTTCGGCTCCCTGGAGCTGGTGGGCATTCTCGGCAGCAATGCCGATGCCGACATGACCTATACCGTGCTGATCGAGCACGGCGACGACGCCAGCCTCACCGATGCGGCGGCGGTCGATGACGCCTTCTTGCTGGGCGTCGAGGCGATGAGTCTCGACTACACCAGCGATAACAAGACGTTCAAGATCGGCTATTGTGGCGACAAGCGGTATGTCCGTGCCACCGTGACGCCGGCCAACAACACCGGCAACGTGTTCCTCGCCGGCGCGTGGATTCAGGGGCATCCGCGGAAGTCCCCGCAGTCCACGCAGGTGAATTAACACCTTGGGCGAGGGTTGATGTATGGCGGTGTATGGTGTCACGGTCGTCACTCCCCCGGCAGATGAGCCGCTATCCCTGGCGGACGCGAAAGCTCACCTGAAGGTTGACCACAGCGCCGAAGACACCTACATCACCAAGCTCATCCGCGCCGCCCGGCAAATGATCGAACGCGGCTACGGCCGGCAGCTGGTGACGGCCACGCTGCGGATCAGTTACCCGGCGTTCCCGTCCTGGGAATTGCGGCTGCCGCGCGGGCCGCTCCAGTCGGTGACGGCGATCGAGTACGTCAACACGGCCGGGGTGCTGACGACTCTCGACCCGTCGCACTACTCCTACGATGCGACAGTCGACCCGGCGGTGATCTTCCCGTCCTTCGGCCACTACTGGCCTTCGGCTCGGCTGGAGAGTGGGGCGGTGCGGTACACCGTGGTGTGTGGCTACGGCGACCCGGCAGACGTCCCAGAGGACGCGGCGCATGCCATGCGGCTCATGGTCGGGCACTGGTTCCGACTGCGTGAACCAATCGTCGAGGGGTCCATGTCTCAGGCCCCCCTGACGGTTGACGCCTTGCTCATGAATCTGTGGACGGGGTGCTACTGATGCCGGGATTGCGAGCGGGCGAACTCAACCGGCAAGTGAAGATCCAGTCCCGCACCGTGGCCGCGGATGCGACCGGGGACGCGGTGCAGACGTGGGCCGACGTGGCGACGGTGTGGGCCAAGCTCAGTCCGCTGAGTGGGCGGGAGTTGTTCCAGGCTCAGCAGGTGCAGACCGACGTCACGCACCGGGTGTTGCTGCGGCACCGGCCCGACGTGGCTCTCTCGACCGCTCACCGGCTGGTGACGGTCGAGGGATCGAGGGTGCTGGAGATTGCATCCGTGGTCAACGTCGAGGATGCCGGGGTGTATTGGGACGTGCTGGCGGTCGAGCGGGAGTAGGTGCCATGCCGTTCGAGGTGCGGGCGAGGATCGAAGGGGTCGAGGAAGCCATCCAGGCGTTACGCTCCCTGCCTGTCAAGGTGGCGAAGCGGGCGCTGCGGCAAGCCGTGGCCGCTGGCACGCGCAAGCTCGCCAGGGAGGCGAAAGACCTGGCTCCGGTCCGCAAGGCGTGGAAGAAGAAGGCGGTCCTCGTCGGCACTCTCAAGCGGTCGCTGGGGTCCAAGATCGTCACCTACCCCAGCGGCGCCGTGGTCGGGATCGTGGGTGTTCGCAAGGGCTTCCGCCGGCAGGTCGGCACGGCCAAGATCGACAGCCGGCCGGGGACGCGCTACCCGCGCAAGGTGGGCGACCCGATCTATGCCAATCCCGAAAAGTATCTCCACCTTGTCGAGCTGGGAACCTACCGTTCGCGCAAGGTGGGGTTCCTTGAGCGGGCGCTGCGGTCGGGCCGGTCGGCGTTCCTGGCCAGCGTCAAGGAGGCGGTCGATCGAGCGATCGCGAAGGAGCTAACCAAGTGATCGAGTCCGCCGTCTACACCGCTGTGATTGCCGACGCCGGCCTGACCGCGGCGATCGGCTCGCGGCTGTATCCGGCGGTGGCGCCAGTTGACGCAGACCTACCGCTGGCGGTGTACCTGGGGACTGGCGATCGGGAGCTACTGAGCGTCCGGGGTGGCGTGGTCCTGCGGGGCTGGGCGGTGCATCTCGACGTGTTCGCCGCAGGCTATGCCGCGGCCAAGTCGGCCGCGGCAGCGATCGAGGCGGCGTTCCGGGCGTTGCGAGGGCAGACGATCGGCAGCGGGGCATACAAGGTGCGGTCGGTGCGGCGAGAGACGCGGGACGACTCCCACCTCCCCCCCGTCCATGCGGACGAGCGGGGCACGTTCAGCGTGGGCGTAGATCTGGTGGTGTGGTACGGGACAACGGGGGGCTGACATGGCCGCAGAAGATACGGTCTTGGCCGATGACATCAAGCTGGAGTATTCGGCCAACGGTACGGTTTGGACGGAAGTGGTCGACGTCAAGGACATGACGGAGCCGGGCAACCTCGCCCGACCTGACATTGACGTGACGCCGCTGCGCGGGGCCACGGCGCGAGTCACGAAGCAGGGTTTGCCTGCTGGGGGTGACTTCACGTTCAATCAGTTCTGGGGCGCCAACGGCGACCGCATGGATGCGCTGCAAACCATCTTCGCCAGCGGCAACACCTATCACTGGCGGATCACCTACCCGGACGGTGGATCTAGCTACAAGTGGACGGGCAAAATCAAGGAAGCGCCGACCTCCAACGGTGTCGGCAACGCGGATGATCCGCTGGTCATCCGCTGTGTGGTGAAGGTTTCGACGGCTCCTGTGTGGACGAAAAACGCATGAGCAAGGACGACCTCAAGAGTCTGTTTTCGCGCATCCGCGCTACTCCCGTCCGGCTGCCGGAGCTGGGAGAGGATGCGGTGGTGTACCTGCGGCCGATGTTGGTGGAACAACTGCTCGACATCGAGCGGACCAAGCCAGCCGACGACGCCGATCCACGGGCACGCGCCGAGTGGATGGCGAGGGCTGTGGTGTACGCCGTCGCCGACCAGGGCGGGCAACCGCTGCTCACCGCGGCCGATGTGCCGTGGGTCATGCAGTGGCCTGGCTCCTGCCTGGGGCGGGTGTTCCGTGAGGCGGCGGCGCTGTCGGCCCTGACTGATGAGCGGGTCGAGGGCGCGGCAAAAAACTGAGGCGCAGCCCGACCCGCATGGCCGTGATGCGGCTGGGTTGGGCGCTGGGCCAGACGGTGCCGCAGCTGATGGCCAACGGGCTGTCCCTCGACGACCTGATTGACTGGCTGGCGTTCGAGCGGCTGTCCGGACCGATCGGCCCGGAGCGCGGCGACCTGCAAGCGGCGCAGACGCCGGCAATGGTCGCCAGCATGTTCCGCGGCAAAGGCGAGAAGGCAATCAGCCCAGTCGACCTGTGCCCGAAGTGGGGCGAGCCGGCCAGGCCGGCGGGATCGGGCAAGCGGGCATGGGCGGCGTGGTTCCGCAAGCGGCTGGCTGAGGAGGGTTTGTAAGTGGCCGACCTGTCACCGATCACAGCGAAAGTCGTCGCCAGTGCATCGGGCATGGCGGGCGGACTGGCTGACGCGGAAAAGCGGCTCAAGGAGTCGACCGGCAAGATGGCCGCGCAGGCCAAGGCGGACGGCGACAAGGCCGGCAGCGGCTTCATGTCGACGTTCAAGACTGGCCTGTCGTTCGCGTTTGGCACTGCGTTGTTCGGTGGCTTGACTGCTGCGTTCTCCAAGGTGACGGGGCTGCTGACTGACGGCGCTGCTCGCATGCAGGAGGTGGGCACGGCAGCGCGCAAGGCCGGTGCCGACGTGGCTGGCTTCCAAGTGATCGTCGAAGCCCTGAACAACGACATCGGCACGGCGACGGAAGCGATCATCAAGCTGAAAGAGAACATCGGCAAGGCGCTGGTCGAAGGAACTGACGACCTGGTGAAGCCGTTTGAGCGGCTGAAGCTGGACCCGGTCGAACTGCTGGGCATGCGCGACGATAAAGCGCTGGCGCTGGTCGCGGCGAGGCTGCAAGAGTTGGGCGGCGGTGTTGCTGAGGCGCGGGCCGGGGTGGCGTTGTTCGGGGACAAATTCAAGGACGTGCGCGTCATCCTTGACGACGGCGGGGAGTGGCTTCGCAAGACCGCCGACGACTTGAAGAAGTTCGGCGCGGCCTTCGGCGAGGGCGATTTCCTCCAGTCGCGGGAGTGGGCGCGGGCGCTGAACCAGTTGTCGCTTTTGTGGAAGGGGTTGCAGGTCCAGATTGCCCAAGGGCTGATGCCGGTTTTGAATGAAGCTATGTCCCGACTCGGCTCCCTGGCAGATTGGGGTATCACCGCCGCGGGGCTGAAAAACGTGGTCCTGAATACGATCGAGGGAATCGGCAAGGCCGGTATCTACCTCGTCGGGGTGTTCTCGGATCACAAGACCATTACGGGCGCCTGGGACGTCGTCTTTGCTCACATCAAGGCCGGCATCCTTGACACAATTGTGTTCGTCGTCGATAAGCTTGCCGCGGCGTTCGATGGAAGCAGCATTGGCCGATGGATCAATGAATCCCTCGTGCCGGCGATGGAGACGCTGCAAGACGACGCGGACGATCTGCGGAGGGCAGCAGCTGACGCGGCGGCTGGCCTGGCTAACACGGTGGCGGCTGCGGTCAATCCGCGGCTCGATTGGTGGTCAGAGTTCATGCGAGCGGCCCGCGCTCGCTCGGATGGGCTGTTCACTCCCATCCGTGACAAGGGACTCGAAATCTTCCGTCTCTGGGAACAAGCCTCGGAGAAGATGGCGAAGGCATTGGAAGGGCCGGTCGACAAGTTCCGCGAGGCGGTGCAGCAGGTCGTATCGTTGGGCCGGCTCGATCGGCTGGCGCAGGGGCAATCGGTTCTCAACAGCATTCCCGGCGCTGACCTGCTCAGTACGCTGCTTGGCCCGGCCGTGGCCAAACTGCCGCAAGGGGTTGTCGGCGGCGCGATGAACCTGCTCGGCAAGCTGGGCGGCGACCTCATCGACATGACCGACATTCAGGCTCGCACGCTCGGCAAGGCGTTCGGTGATTTGCAATCTGCGTTCGGCAACACCTACCAGCCTGTTGCGGCCGCGCGGCAAGGATCAGCCGAAGCGTTCTCGGCAATCCAGGCCAATAAGTACGGGCGGGAGTCGGTGGAAGAAGCCATCCGCCGCATCCTTGAGCAGCAGCTTGAGCAAGAGCGGGTGCAGGCGAACACGGGCCGGGAGGTGGCCAAAGCCGTGAAGGCGCTAAACGCGAAGCTGAACGTGCGGGGGATTAACTAACGTGGCGCTGACCTTTTGGGAAACGACTGGCACCAGCGCAAGCGACTCGGGGAACCGCGGCTATACTCGCACGTTCGCGGTCTGGGATGAGGACGACGACACGCGATTCCTTGGCCCGCGGGAGGTGCTGGCCGCGCCAGGGCTGCCGGCGTTCGGCGATCCGTTCGTCAACGACCTGGGGGAAGCGGACCGCGAATCGGTCTGCTCTGGCCTGTCGGCCCGCCCGTCTCCCGAGACGCCAGCGGTGTGGTTCGTCGAGGCGTCGTATTCGTCCGGGTCGGAATCGACCAAGGAAGCCAACGACGAGTCACCGGCCGAGTCCGCGGGCGGCGTTGGCCCGGTGACGGGTGGCGCCGTCAACCCCGAGTCACCCGCCGGCGGCGAGGGTGGCGGCGAGGGTGGCGGCGAGGGTGGCGAGGGAGCCGCGAATTCTCCCCCCACAGTCATCGAGAATCCGTTGCTGCGGCCAGCCAAGTTCGCCTGGTCCGCGGCACGCTATCCCGTGGTAGTCGAGCGCGACAAGGACGGCAACCTGATTGCCAACAGTGCTGGCAAGCCGTTCGACCCGCCGATCACCCGCGACGATATTCGGCCCGTCCTAACGGTGCGCAAGAATCTGCCGCTGGCCATGATCGACGCCAACTTCATTCAAGCCTATGTGGACTCCATTAATCAGTCTACTTGGTTTGGCTTCCTGGCCGGCACGCTGCTGCTCAAGGATTTCAGCGCGGAGGATGCTCACGAAAACGGTGTGTGGTTCTGGGCCTGCACGTTTGTGTTCGAGCATAAGAGCGACAAGTGGAATCCCATCAAGGTACTTGACCAGGGCTTTGAAGAGGCATGGCCCGGCGAAGGATGGTCGACGATCCTCGACCTGTCGGGACGGCCGGTGACGCGGCCGGCGCTGCTCAACGGCACCGGGCAGGAGCTGCCCGAAGGTGGCGACCCGGTGTTTCTTAGCTTCGACCTGGGCGGCGAAGTCGAGTTCGGCGAACTTGGCCTGTTCTGAGAGGGGGCAGCATGAACCGGCTGGAAGGCGATTTCTACTTCTCGGGTACGGTAACGGGGCGGTCGATCGCCCCATCGGACGGCGCTGTCACGAACGCCAAGGTGGCGGCGGATGCCGACATCGACGCGACCAAACTGGGGCATCAGTACAAGATCGTCCGCGACCTGTGCGACCACGCAACGACTGCCGCGGCCAAGCGGATCATCGTCGACTACGTCTATGGTGCGAGTGGTACGATCGTCGCCGGTGGGGTAGTGGCGTCCGTCGCTCCCATCGGTGATGCAACGATCACCTTCGACATCAAGAAAAACGGCGTGTCGATCCTGTCGGCGACGATCTCGCTCACGTCGGCGACTGCGGCCAACACGCTCAAGGAGCCGGCTGGGTTCTCCTCGACCACGGTTGCCGCGGGCGACGTGATCTCTTTTGAGATCACCGCCGTGAATGCTGGAACTGGCACTCTGCCGAAGGGTGTTGCCGGCGTCTTAATCCTGCGAGAGAAGGCGCAGTAATGGCGGGCGTGATCTTCACGGAAAAGGCTGGCGACCGCATTGCGGACACGGTCCGTTGGGTCGAGGGCGAGCGGGGGCGTCGACCTGGCGGGCCGACTGGCGGCGGGCTGGAACCGACGTTCGTCCGCGTCACCTCATCGACGGCGGACGGCAACGGCAACTATCCCGGCGTTATCACGGTGCGAGACCATGCCGGCAGCTGGCAGGACTACAGCGACGTCAAGCTGAAGCCGCTCAACGGCGAATCGCTCACCAGCGGCACGCGGTACGGGTGCCGAGGGGTGGGTTTTGCTCCGGGCGGGGAGGAGTTGTACATGCCGCTGGCAGGGGCAGCGGCGGGGGGCGGCGGCAATGTGTATGCTCGCATCAAGGCCGCTTGGACTCCTCCCGGATACTGGCTCGGCAAACTGGTGACGTGGGACGCATCTACGGACGCATGGGTCGAGGGGTCGTCCTGGGTTGCCGTATATGCCCCCTTTGATCAGTACCTGCTCAACGACTTCCAGACCACAAACGACACTGTCTATCCTGTCTATCCTCTCAATGACTATCTCGGAGTCGAGGGGTATCCTCTCTATCTGTTGCCTCCGACCAATTTAGCTATCGGGCGGACCGGGCTTGCCTCGACCGATGCCGAGACGAATTCGGTTGTGAGCAACGTCCGCGAAATCCGCATTGATCGGCACCTGTACGCAGACGGCGCCCGCTACAACAGCGGGCTGGAATGGACCTACATCGACCCTGCCAATGGCGTATTCGGGCTGAGCATGACCCCTGCCAACTACAACGTTGGCGGTGGCGTGAGTACTGGCTATCAGGAGTTTGGCGGGCTGAAGGTCTTCGTTCATGGCATCGCGCCGGGTCTGATCCCCACGGCTGAGGCTCCGCAGTTAAATACGGCAATTGCGCTGCCCTCGGGGTCAATTGGCCTTGGCCTTTCAGGCAACGGTGTGAGGCTGACCGGGTATCACGCCACCGGTGACGTGGACAACTGCACGAATCTCGTTTTTGAGACGGACAAAATCCGCCTTTATCGGCTATTGGCTGGGTCACTGTACAGGCCGGAAATCGTGGTCCATAGCGGGAGCGGGTGGGAGTTGGGATACTCGGGCACACTGGTCGACCTGGGGCTGACCTTCGTTTCCGGCCTGCTCGTTGGCGGCTCAGGCGGCGGCGGAGCATTACCACCTTCTCGCGGCTGGATGGGGCTCTGACATGGCATTCACCGAGGCTGGCAATCAGGGATCGCTCAACGGCACGGCCGAGGTGACGGTCGTCGCCGCGCCGGCGGCGTCGACACGCCGGCTGATTCGGACAATGGCCGTCCACAATCGCGACAGCGCCGTCGTCACCCTGACTGTGATGGTGGCCAAGGGTGCCAGCCGCTACTGGTTATGGTCCGGCTCACTCAAGGTTGGGGCGTGCTGGCACTGCGACAGCGTGCTGGTGCTCGACGCGACCGACGAAAGTGTTGTGGCCAAGATCGGCGGCGCCCCGGCCACGACTAACCCCGACTTTAATTCCTCCTATGCGGATGTCAGCTAATGATCTGGGTCACCGATAGCAGTGGCAATCTCCTGATCGACGCCTCGGGCCAGCCGGTGCCAGTCACCGACAATGGTGGGTCGATCACCGTCGACGGCACGGTGTCGATCTCCGGCAGCGTGGCCGTCACTGGCACGGTGGGTGTGAGCGGCACCGTCGCGGCCACCCAGTCCGGCAGCTGGTCGGTGTCGGTGACTGGGTCGGTGACCACGGCGGATAGCCAGGTGGTCACCGATAACGCCGCATTCACCGATGGCACGACCAAGCTGCGCATGGCCGGCTACATCTACGACGAGACGGCCGGGACCGCGCTGACGGAAAACGACGCCGCGGCGGCTCGCGTGGATTTCAAGCGGGCGCAGGTGCTGGTGATCGAGGACGCGACGACGCGCGGCCGGCGAGCAGCGATCGCCTCGGACGGCAGCTTGTACGTTGCCGCTCAAACCGACCTGCCCGTGTACCTGACGGGCGTCCCCACTGTCGATACCGAGCTTACCACCGCTGACCTCGACACTGGGGCTGGAACTGACACTCGCGCCGTGGTCGGCCTGGTGCTTGCGGCCAGCGGCGGCGGCGTGCTTGTCGGCGCCGCGAATCCGATGCCGGTCTATCTCGCGACCACGCCCTACGTCAATGCCGTCCAGTACGGCACCTGGACCGTCGGCACCGAATTGCCCACCCCCGGCGACCTCACCGACTCCATGGCCGGGCCCACCACCCCCGCCGTCGGCGCCCTGCTCATGGCCTTCAACGGCTCCTCCTGGTTCCGTCTCCGCGGCGACTCCACCAACGGCATCTTCGTCCAGGGCACCGTCTCTGCCGACACCGAGCTGCCCGCTGCTGCTGCCCTCGCCGACGGCCTGGCCAACCCCACCACGCCCACCCTCGGCGCTGCCGAGCTGCTCTTCAACGGTTCCACCTGGGACCGTCGCCCCGGCACCCAAGAAGGCACCCTGCTCGCGTCTGCCACGCGCAACACCACCAACGACAGCGCCGTCCAGACCAATTACGGCGCCAAGGGCGTCCTGATCACCATGAACCTCACCGCCGCCGCTGGCACGGGCATCAAATTGGAGATCCGTGGCATCGACCCCATCCTCGGCGGAGACATCGTCCTGGCGCGCTTCTCCGCCAATCGCACCAATACCGCTCAGGTCCACTGGCTCGAACTCCACCCCGGCGCTGCCTCGGCCTCGGTCGACGGCTTCGGCGAACGCTTCCAGGGCTGTCTCCCTCGTCGCTGGAAACTCCGCGTGTTGCACTCCGACGGCAACAATCTGACCTACTCCGTTGGCTACACACTATTGCCGTAGGCGNNGTGGCCATCTTGTCTGATCCTTCATAGCGGGGTTTGGTTGACTCATGCGAGAGATGCTTCATTCATGTTGGTCGCTCGTCGCGGGGGCGGGCGGGCTGATTGCGTCGGACGTGCTGTCGCGCGTGTCGACCCCACCGATCCCCCCGGCATGGGCGAACTACGCAGGGTTGTTGCTCCTGGCGTGGTTCCTGCGGGAGATCATCCGCGACCAGCGCCGTGAATCGCGGAAGATGGCGGCCAACTATGAATCACGGCTTGCCGATGCTCGGAGCATTCGCGACGGGCACCAGAAGCGGGTGGAGGAGGATCACCGGCAATGTCGTGAGGTCCATCAGGAGATGATCCAATTGCTCGAAAAGGGGGCTGGAAAGTGAACAAGGAAAAGCTGTGGTCGGTGACGAAGGGGGCGGCGATGGCGCTGCTGGCGGGCGGACTGGTGTCCTCCCTGCAATACCTCGGCACGGTTGACTGGGGGGCAGCCGGGCCGCTCATCGGCGCCGGTCTGTCGGTGGCGATCAACGTGGCTCGCAAGGCGTTGCAGCCGGCGGCGCCAGCCGGTTCCAAGTTGCCGCCCCCTGGCGATCCGACTGATCCGTTCTCCGTGAATTGA